GAAATGATAAAAATGGTGGAAGAAAAAGAGATAGAAGATGTAGATGTTGCAAGAGAAGTATTAATGGGTTGGGAGGAAATGCAAAATTTAGATGGTACAGATGTTGAATTTAATAAAAAAAATTTAGATAAAGCATTAGATGTTATGGGTTTTGCTACTGCTGTAGGTTTTGCATTTATGGAATCATGTAAGTTGAGATTTGAAAAAAACTAATACTGGCAGGTGAGTATTGGGCTGTTGGCTCAACTGTCATAGATAAAACAGCAGAAGATGATGCAGTATTAGGTATAAAGACAGAAAAAAAGGAAGTAGATAATAATTTTTATGTATTACAGGATAATTGGGAATATTTAGAAATGTTTTTACGTTGTCAAACACAATGGCGTGTAGGTATGAGTGGAATTATAGGATTAGACTATACATCTGTGATAGAAATGATTAAACTATATAATAAAGATAGTATTGCTATGCTTGAAAACATACAAATCATAGAAGCAGCAGCATTACAGGCATTAAATAGAGATAAATAATATGGCAAAGTTTGATTTAGTAGTAGCAGCAAAAACTGTAGGTGCAGGTTCTATAAAACGTCTTGGTAACTCTATGCAAGGGGTTACAGGTAGGGTAAGAAATTTAAGGGATGCTATGGGCGGTCTTAATAAAACTTTAGGTGCATTTGGTTTATTAATATCTGGTGGTGCTGCATTAGGTTTGTTAAAAAGTGCAGTAGATACAGGTGATAGTTTTGGAAAGTTAAGTACACAAACAGGTATTGCTGCTAATACTTTGATGGCATATGTAAATGCTGGTAAATTAGCAGGTGTAGAACAGGAAACTATAGACAAAGGCTTAAGAAGGTTAGCACAATCTATGAGAGAAGCCGATCAAGGTGTAGCTACATATAAAGATGCTTTTGATGATTTAGGTTTATCAGTTAGGGATAGTCAAGGCAATCTTAAGAGTAGTGAAACAGTATTAGGAGAAATAGCGGATAGGTTTGCTGATTTGCCAGATGGTGCAACAAAAGCTGCAATAGCTATGGAAATATTAGGTAGGTCTGGTGCATCATTAATACCTTTTCTTAACATGGGTTCAAAAGGTATACAAGAGTTTAATTATCAGCTATCAGATGAGTTTGCACAAAATGCTGAAGCCTTTAATGATACTCTTACACGAATTGGTTTTGGTGCAAAAGAAGCTAATTTTCAATTTGCAGATGCTTTATTACCAACTTTAAACGATTTAGCATTACAGTTAGAAGGCTTTTTAAAAAATAAACCTGCATTAGACGAATTATTTAAAGGTTTAGAAGTAGGATTAAAAATTGTTGTTTCAAGTGCATATGCAACTTTTGCTGCTGTACGTTTTTTAACAAGAAGTTTAAAAGACTTGGCAGAAATCACAGGTCTTTTAGGTATGGGTAAATTTGGTGAAGCATTTAAAGTAATGCAAAAAGGTTTTGGAGATACTTATAAACAAGCCATAGAAGATACAAAAGTATTAGCAAGTGTTATAAGTGCAGGGCAAGAAAGTATTACAGAAGCAAATAATAAAACTACTGAATCAGGCAAGAAAACAGAAAATCAACTAACTAATACTTTTGGTACAACAATGACAAATAGGCTTAGAACATTTAAAGAAAGTATTAAATCAGTACAGGAATCTATGGCAGATGTAGTTGTTAAAGGTGTAAAAGGTATGGAAGATGCACTTGTTACTTTTGTAACTACAGGAAAGTTAAGTTTTAGAAGTTTAGCTAACTCAATTATTGCTGATATGGCACGTATTGCTATACAACAGATGATAACAAAACCTTTTACCAACTTCTTAGATGGTTTATTTGGTAACGCAAATGGTAATGCTTTTGTTGATGGAAAGGTAGAAAAATATGCTTATGGTGGTATTGTCAAAAAACCTACATTATTTCCTATGGCTAATGGCATGGGTCTTATGGGTGAAGCAGGTGCAGAGGCGATTTTACCTTTACGTAGGGGTAGTAATGGTAAGTTAGGTGTACAATCTACTGGCGGTGGTTTTGGTAATATTAATGTTAGTGTAGATGCATCTGGTAGTTCTGTAGAAGGTAGTGAACAGGGTGGTAGAGAACTAGGAAGGGTTATAGCTGTTGCTATACAATCAGAGTTAGTAAAACAAAAAAGACCAGGAGGGTTATTAGCATAATGGCAACTTTTCCTTCTATAGAAGCTAGTTATGGGCTAACAAAAAATTCTACACCAAAAACAAGAATTATAAAATTTGCAGATGGTTATGAACATAGAATACAACTAGGATTAAGTGAACACCAAAACCCAAAAGAATATAATCTTGCATGGAATAATATTACAGAAACAGATAGCGATACCATAGAAACATTTTTAGATGACAGGGCAGATGACAGGGCTAGTTTTGATTACACACCACCTGGTGAAAGTGCATCATCTAAATTTGTTTGTGATACATGGCAGAAACAGATAAACGTACCTAACAGGGCTACTATTACAGCTACATTTAGGGAGGTGTTTGAACCATGAGTACAGCACCTATTATTACTGACCTACAAAGTATTAATCCATCTGCTGTAATTGAATTATTTGAACTGACAACTGACGCAACATTACATGGTTCTACACAGACATATAGATTTCATGCAGGTAGTAATCTCAACCTTAATGGTCAATTAGTATTTGGCGGTAATCAATATTTACGTTTTCCTGTAACTGCAGAAGGTTTTGCATATCAACGTGGTCAAATACCCAGACCTACATTATCTGTAAGTAATGCATTAGGTACAATCACAGCAATATTATTAAATGTAAATACAGTAACAACAGGTAATGATTTGACAGGTGCAACTGTAAAACGTATAAGAACATCTGCTAGATATATTGACGCTGTAAATTTTCCAGTTACAACTACATCTTCTACATCAACTACAACCATAGCTGACCCTGCAGATGCAGAAAGTGTTACCTATACAGTTACAGTTGTTAATGTTGGTGGTAGTAATTATTTTGCAATAAATGGCAGTACTAATCCTGTAATAACTATGAAACGTGGTAGTACCTATATATTTAACCAGGCAGATGCTACAAATAATAATCACCCCTTGTTAATAAAATCAGATGCAGGTGGTAATGAAACTGTAGTTGTTAGTGGTACTGCAGGTAATGCAGGTGCAACTGTAACCTACCAACCTGTATATCCTTCTGCACCTAGTGACCTTAGATATTATTGTTCTGTTCATGGTAATGCTATGGGTAATACAATAACAATGAACAACCCTAATACAACAACACAATCAACAACAACTACATCTACTCAACAGGTAAACCCATTAGGTACACCTGACCCTACAGCAAAAGAAGAAATTACATATACTATTGCAAGAAAATCTACAGAAAATAGAGATATTGTATCTTTTGAATTAGCTGCACCTTTTGATTTGGCAGGTGTAAGGGTAGGTAGACAATGTACAAGAGATTTATTTCCTAGTATTGGTACATTTATTGCATGACCTGGAAAGACGCAGCACTAAAACACGCAAAAGAACAAGACCCTAAAGAATCAGTAGGGGTGCTGATAGTTGTAAAAGGAAAAGAACAATATTACCCATGTAATAATTTATCTACATATAGTCAACAATGTTTTATTTTAGACCCAGAAGATTATGTAAAAGCAGATGCATTAGGTGAAATAACAGCTATTGTTCATAGTCACCCTGTTACACCACCATCACCATCACAGGCAGATAAAGTATCATGTGAGCAAAGTGGTTTGAAATGGCATATTGTTAATCCAAAAACAGAAACATGGGGTTATTGTGAACCAACAGGATATAAACCACCATTAATAGGTAGACAATGGGTATGGGGTGTTACAGATTGTTGGTCATTAGTTAGAGATTATTATAGAGAACAACATAATATACAACTGTTGGACTATCAAAGGCCTATAACACCACAGGATTTTTTAGATAATCCATTATTTGAACAATATGCAGAAAGAACTGGTTTTAAAGAATTAGATAATAATGAAAAACTACAGAAAGGTGATGTGTTGTTAATGTCAATATTGCACCCTACCTTAAATCATGTGGCTATTTTTTTAGGTGATGAGATATTACACCATTTAGCAGATAGACTAAGTACAAGAGAACCTTATAATGAATGGTTGCTAAAATGCACAGGCAAGAGGTACAGGTATGCTATCTAAGGTAAAACTATATGGTGATCTTGCAGACTTTGTAGGTCATAAACAATTTGATGTAAAGGTAAATTCTGTTGCACAGGCTGTTAGTTTTTTAATAAATAACTTTCCAGAAACAGAAGGCTACATGGCAAAAAGATACTATAAAGTATTAATTAATAAATATGAGATTGATGAGACACAGATACATGAACCTACTGGTAAACAAGAAATATCATTTGTACCTGTAATATCTGGTGCAGGTGGTAATACAGGCAAAATATTATTAGGTGCAGCATTAATAGGTTTAGCTATTGTTAACCCTTTTGGTACAGCAGCTATTGGTACTTTTGGAGGTACACCAATACTTGTATCTAAGGCTGTTGGTTTTTTAGGTGTTGGTTTAGCTTTATCTGGTGTTAGTGGTTTATTATTTCCTGTACCAAAACCAAAAGAATTTAGTAATGAACAAGACCCTAGAATATCATTTGGTTTTAGTGGCATACAACAAAGTTC